GCTGAGTTCGCAAAGAAGTCGTACGTCGGGTCTTTGACGGGGAATTTGGAGGGTGTGATCGAACCCTTGTTCAGAACAAACTTGAAGCATACGCAAAACCTACTTTTCATTACGTATATGAAGCAGCTGATGCCAAAGGATGACGGCATAGACGTGAAGACATTACTGGGCGGAGAATTGAAGAAGAACATCGGTTATGAAGGCGACTTTGACGAGTCGCCATTCTGCAATAGGGTACACAAATGGGAAGACTCAGACATGACAGTTGAAGAGTTCAGAGCGCTAACTTTCTTGAACGGGGGTAAAATGTTGAAGTATGCGTTCTTCGGGAAGATCTGTTACGCAATGGGAAGGGAATCCATACGGCATAGCCAAACCCTTGTCAAGAAAGACGAGAAGGGGAGGGAGGAAAGGCTCAACAAGGGGCTGTACTATGATATAGCAAATACATCGCCTATCGACCTTGCACCACCGAGCAAAACGAATGTACTTGCAAAGGAAGCTGAGATCATGATGCCTGAAACAAGGCCGATGGGTAACGCGTACCGAGAGCGCAGCGGAGCGGTAGAAGAAGAGGTAGCAAGGAAACCTAGGGAGCCACTCTACAAGGGATTGAAGAGCATGCCCACGAAGGAAGCCATACTAATGCACGAACTTTACCAAAAAGCGGCGTTGAGGTCTGCTGTACTAGACCCGAAGACGAATACTCTGCATATACCTGTACCAAAGGGATGGAGGCCAACCAGACAGTGGACCTTGACGGAGCTAGTCCTGATGGACATATCATTGATGGAAACAGGGTTCACAGTATTGACCTTTCATAAGAAAGATCAGGCGGGGTACGGGAAGCGGGCATTCTTCATGCAGTTAATCATGAACCGAAACGCGAACGTGCTTTGGGATGCTGTTTGGAGGCCACTGCTCGTGTTGAACAATTGGGAACACGACTTGGTGGCTGTGGAGGGGCTTAGGAAGTACGTGAAAGCACAAGATGATTTTGCAAAGGGCAGGGTGAACCTCAGAGATTTGGCAGTGACATCTGATATGACAAAATTCGGAGATACAATGTCAGTGGACGTGATGAAAGCAGGGCTGAAAGCTATGGTGGATGAGAGATACATCACAGAGAATGAGTACAACATGTTCTGCATGCTGGCGACGCAGTTGAGTACAAGGGTGATGATGGCGCCTAATGAGGTTGCTAAAGGGATTACCGAAGTCGAGAGCATGATGGCGCAAGGTGAGGGAGGGAAAGAAAATATACTCAAGATGAGGTCCGGGAAATACCTGTACGAATTCCTAGACACAGGAGGAGTTCTTGAGAAGTACCTACATACAAAGGAGAAGAGCGTGATAGTAATGAAGAACCCGAGCGCTGAAGAGTTGCTCTCAAACCCATCAATTGTAAGGCACAGCGGAGGGACCCTAGGTGTTTTCAACTTCGCTTGGTCGTGGGATG